ACTGGCGATCCTTCATTGTACAACAAATTCGGAAACAAACCTTAATTCTTATGATGAACAGCTAAGCATTGGATAGACCTGCAGAGGATAAAAACTCTGCGGGTCTTTTCTGTTGGGGCAGGGGCGGTCAAAATCTCAAAACCGAACACACCGTCAGACCGGCGCCCCCTCAAACGCGCAAAAACTGGAATTCAAACGGGGTATTAACCCCTGCCACGGAAAGGGGTGAGGCCTGTGGCGAAAGACGGCACCAGCAGGGGCGGTGCAAGAGTCGGCGCAGGCCGGAAAAACAAAGCCCTGAATGATAAGATACGAGAAGGCAGGTCAGACAGCGCCATGGTGCTGCCTGAACCTGCCTCTTTTAGTGGCGAGGACGTTCCCCCGGTGAAGGAATACCTGACGGCCCGGCAGAAGAACGGGAAGAACCTGGCTGCAGCAGAGATCTTCGAGGAAGTCTGGCTCTGGCTGAAGCAGAGGGGATGCGATGGCCTGGTCAGCAGGCAGCTGATCGAGCAGTACGCCATGACCGTGAGCCGGTGGATCCAGTGCGAGGAGTGCATCTCGGAGTACGGATTCCTGGCAAAGCACCCTACCACAGGAAACGCGATAGCGTCCCCCTACGTTTCCATGAGTTCCCAGTACATGAAGCAGTCCAACCAGATATGGTATCAGATCTACCAGGTGGTGAAGGAGAACTGCTCGACCCCGTACAGCGGGACTCCCCACGATGACATGATGGAGCGGCTCCTGCAGTCGCGGAAAGGAAGTTAGATATGTTTGAAAAAGTGAACCCGGCCCATCCGGACAAGTGCGCCGACCGCATCGCGGGAGCTATGGTGGATGCGGCATATGCAAAAGAAAAGGACCCCAGGATCGCTGTGGAGGTCCTGCTCGGGCATGGCGTATGCCACGTGATCGCGGAGACTTCGGTACATATCCCTGTGGATGAAGTGAAGGCCATCGTCCGCAGGATCGCCGGCAGACTGGCCGTGGATTACCTGGAAGTCCCCCAGGACGCGCATCTTGCCGAGAACCAGAGAAACGCTGTCCGCTGCGGTGACAACGGGATCTTCCGGGGCATCCCCGTTACGGAGGAGCAGAAGGCCCTGGCCCGCATCGCGGAAAGTGTGTATCACACTTTTCCATATGACGGAAAGTACATTCTTGATGAAGCGAGGCTGATCATCTGCCAGAGTAACGCTCCGGCGAAGCAACTCAGGGAGATGTATCCTGAAGCCGAGATCAATCCCCTGGGAGACTGGTCCGGCGGATCCGATGTGGATTCCGGCGCGACGAACAGGAAGCTGGGGTCCGACATGGGAGACTCCGTGACCGGAGGGGGCCTCCACGGCAAGGACCTGTCGAAAGCAGACGTGAGCGTGAACATCTATGCCTGGCTGAAGGCACAGGAGACAGGGGAGCCTGTGGAGATGTGCTGCGCCATCGGTGACGAGACCGTGGACGGGATCCCCTACAGGGAGATCGTGGAGACGGCCAGGGACTACATCCGGAGCATCGGAGGCTTCGAGATATTCGCGGAATGGGGGCTGATCAGATGAACACTACAAAGGAACTGCAGCTGGTCCCCATCGAGAAACTGGTCCCCTACGTCAACAACGCGCGGACCCATTCCCCGGAACAGATCATGAAGCTCAGGTCCTCCCTCAGGGAGTTCGGCTTCATCAATCCGGTCATCATCGACAGGGACTACGGGGTGATAGCCGGGCATGGCAGGATCCTCGCGGCAAGGGAAGAGCACATAAAGGAGATCCCCTGCGTGTTCGCGGACCATCTGACAGAGGCCCAGAAGAAGGCCTACATCATCGCCGACAACCGTATGGCCATGGATGCCGGATGGGACGAAGAACTGCTGCGCGTCGAGATCGAGGCACTGCAGGCAGAGGCCTTCGACCTCACCCTGACGGGCTTCGATGAGGACGAGATCGCCGACCTTTTCGCTGAGGACAGGCAGGCGGAAGATGACGGGTTCGACCTGGGAAAGGCACTGGAGGAGGCCGCCTTCGTGGAAACTGGTGACCGCTGGCATGTCGGCAGGCATACGCTGATGTGCGGTGACGCTACGAAGAAGGAAGACGTGGACGCCCTCATGGACGGGGCCGTTGCAAATCTCTGCTGCGTTGACCCTCCCTACGGCGTCAGCTTCAAGTCCTGGGACGGCCTGGAGATAAAGAACGATTCCCTTGCCGGGGACGAGTTCGGGGAGTTCCTTTCCAGGTCCTTCGAGAACATCAGGGACCACCTGGTGCCCGGCGGGTCCGTATACGTCTTCCATGCCGATTCCCTCACCGAGATCTTCCGGACGGCCTTCAAGAAGTACTTCCACCTGTCAGCGGTATGCGTATGGGTCAAGAACTCCCTGGTCCCCGGATGGGGGGACTACCAGTACAGGCATGAGCCTGTGCTGTACGGCTACCTGGAGAACGCCAAGCATAAGTATTACGGTGACCGCAAACAGACTACGGTGTGGGAGTTCAAAAAACAGAACTCCTTCCATGATCATCCGACTTCCAAGCCCATCGACCTGATGAACTACCCTATCGGGAACTCATCCCAGGAGAACGGCATCGTCCTCGACACCTTCGGAGGCAGCGGCAGCACCCTGATCGCCTGTGAGCAGATGAACAGGATCTGCTACACGATGGAGCTCGACCCCAAATACGCGTCCGTCATCCTCCGCAGGTACGTGGAGAACACTGGAGACGCTGATGGGGTATACGTGGAGCGGAATGGGGAGAGGCTCACATATTCCGACCTGGTGAAAGAGGTGGTCAAGGATGGGGAGTGAAGACATCCGTATGGTGGATGTCCGTGAGATCAGGCCGTACGATAAGAACCCCAGGAACAACGAGGCGTCCGTTCCCAGGGTGGCGGCGAGCATCCGGGAGTTCGGGTTCCTTCAGCCCATCGTTTGTGACAGTGACGGAGTGATACTCGCGGGGCACACACGGTACGCCGCAGCAAAGAGCCTGGGGCTCACGAAGGTCCCGGTCCTGTACGCTGACGGGCTCACGCCGGAACAGGCCAGGGCCTACAGGCTCGCCGACAACAAGGCCGGGGAGGAGTCCCTATGGCTGGAGGACGTCCTCTCCGTGGAACTGGAGGCCCTGGACGGCGCCCCGTTCGAGATGGCGGACTTCGGCTTTGATGAGTCCGATGAGGAGCGGAGGAGGAAGAGCTGGTCCGTGACGGAAAAGAGATGCGGCCTGGTCCCCGACATCACCATCAGGAGGAAATGCGGGTATCTGTACACGACCTTCTACAAGACAGGGAAGCAGGGAAGGCCCATCACGGAGATCAAGGAGGATCCCCGGAACGTCCGGCTCTTCGCAGACAGCCTGTGCGATTATCTCGACCAGACCATGGGAGGGAACCTTGCCGGGGGAGGGTGGTGCCTGTGCACGACCCCAAGGAGAAGGCATAAGGAAGGGTTCCACTTTTCTACAGAGATCTGCAGGGACGCCGCGGTCCAGCTGTCCGTCCCCTTCTACGAGGACGCTGTCACGGCGAGGAACCGTGACAGGATAGATCCTGAGTTCACCATGGAGAAGGATCCCGCGGAGAAGAACGTCATCCTCTACGATGATATCCTTACCACCGGATCAACGGTCCGTGAAACGAGGAGGCTCCTCCTGGAAGCGGGGCACACCGTCATCGTCATCGCGGCGATAAGGAACTGAAAAGATACAGAAATGACTTGATAACCTCCTGAATGTACGGGACTATGTGTCTGACAAGGAGGAGATGTCATGAACGACATAAAGAAGATCGAACGGAACGGAAAGACACTGTACGCTATCGGGAACACGGACCTGCTCCGGCTCCCTTCCATAGCTTTCGTCGGGACCAGGACCCCTTCTGAGAAAGGGAAGAGGGCCGGATACCGGATGGTCAGGAAGGCTGCTGAGCTTTCCGGCAGGACGGTCATCAGCGGGCTCGCCCAGGGGTGTGACACCACAGCCCACAGGGCCGCCCTGGACGCGGGAGTCCCGACCATAGCGGTCCTCCCCTGTGCCATCGACAAGGTGGTCCCTGCTTCGAACAGGCAGCTCGCCGGGGAGATCCTTCAAAGTGGCGGTCTTATCGTTTCCGAGCATCCTCCCGGAACACCGACGGCAAAGTGGATGTTCGTGAAGAGGGACGCCCTCATGGCGGAGCTTTCGGACGCTGTGATAGTGATCGAGAAGGGGACCGGCAGCGGCACGATGCATACGGTGCGGGAAGCCCTTAAGAGAGGGAAGCCAGTGGGATGTTATCAGCCGGAGGGCAGACTTCCGGATGCCCTTGTGGATATGAAAGTCAGAGGCATACCGGATACACCGGAACTGAAGGAGTTCCTGGAACATATCTGAATAACAACGATAAACTCAAAGGCCGCGTCTGCGGTCTTTTTTCATGCTTAAAAAAGGAGCGGACGATGGCTGAGACGCTTACGCTCGGCAGCCTTTTCGACGGGAGCGGGGGATTTCCGCTCGGAGGGATCATGTGCGGCATCAGGCCGCTGTGGGCCTCCGAGATCGAGCCCTTCCCCATCAGGGTGACCACCAGACGGCTGCCGTTCATGGAACATTTGGGAGACATCACAGGTGTCCGCGGAGGAGAGATCACTCCCGTGGACATCATCACTTTCGGGAGCCCCTGCCAGGACATGTCCATCGCGGGACGCAGGGACGGCCTCGGAGGATCCAGGTCCGGCCTCTTCTTTGAGGCCACCCGGGTCATTAGGGAAATGAGGGAGGCTACAGATGGGAGATATCCGAGATACATCGTATGGGAGAACGTCACAGGCGCTTTCTCCAGCAACAGGGGGGAGGACTTCAGGGCGGTCCTCGAGGAGATCGTCCGTATCAAAGAAGCCAAGGCTGATATACCTCGATATGAGAAATGGCCCCCAGCGGGACAGATACTGGCAGACAGTTTCTCTCTCGCATGGAGGGTACTTGATGCTCAGCACTGGGGAGTCCCCCAGAGAAGAAAACGCATCTACCTTGTCGCAGATCTTGATGGCGGACGTGCCGGAAGGATACTTTTTGAGTCCGAAGGCCTGTCTGGGTATTCTGCGGAGGGCTTCCGCGCGTGGAAAAGAGCTGCCGGAAATGCTGAAGGCCGCACTGGAGAGGCAGGCCTTATATGCCTGAACGACCAGGGCGGGCAGAGGATGGATGTGACAGAGGAGATCACCTCAACGCTCCGGGCACAGGCCCACCATCCCCCATGCATCCTGTTCGACAACCATTCGCAGGACTGCCGGTATACCGGACCTGTGGACAAGGCCCAGGCAGTGGTCGCAAGATACGGGACCGGCGGCAACAACCAGTCCCTTGTCGTGGAAACACCCATGACTCTCCGGATCCGCTGCGGTAAAGAAGGTGGAGGCAAAGGCCCGCTCCTCCAGAAAGACCTGTCTGCTACGCTCGGCACCAATAATGACCAGACCCTGTTCCAGCCAAAGACAGAAGCCGTGAACAATATCAATCCGGTATTCTCTTCCTCCAAAGCCTCCTTCTTTACCGATGCGGCTGAGGACGTAGCGAACACGCTGGTGGCAACAGACTATAAGGAACCCCCGCTGGTGAACGGGCCGGAGTATATCGTCCGAAGGCTGACTCCCACGGAATGCGCGAGACTGCAGGGATTCCCGGACTGGTGGACGGAAGGCCTCGGCACCGCTGAGCCTTCCGAAGAGGATATCAGAAAGTGGTCAGAGATCTTCGAGACATACCGGAAGGCTTCCGGGAGCACTTCAAAGCCGAAGACAGAAGGTCAGATCGTCCGGTGGCTGAAAGACCCGTATTCCGACGCTGCGGCGTACAAGCTGTGGGGCAACGGCGTGGCCCTGCCCTGTGTATGGTTCGTGCTCTCAGGCATCGTGTACTTTGACCAGCCAGAAGGCTGATATTCCTACATTCTGCGTGCAGTTATTCTGTTGCTATCTAAGGACTTCAGAGTGATGTATATGTGTACCAGAACAAAGGAGGTACATACCATGGAAGCAAAGTACGATGTCACTGGAGCGGAAAGAAAGGCACTGGTCATGAAGATCGGAGAGCTCACGGGAACGAAGCCGGTCTACCTGAAGGTCCCCTCCTGCGCCTACCAGGCCGGGACCTACCACATCGACAGGGAAGGGACAGTAACGGCCGCAGGACCGGATGAGAAGGCGGCCCTCGAATGGCTGGCAGAAGGGCTCCTGGAGGCCGGATACAAGGCCGTCCTCGAAGGTTTCGAAGAGGAAGGCGCGGA